CCTGCACTATCGGATAGGGAGGGTGCTGCCATATTTTTAGGTACACCAAATGGACATAACCATTTTTATGAAATCTTAACGCAAGCCAAGCATGAGACAGAAGAAGGATCTGATTATTGGTATTGGAAGATCGCCAAGGCAAGTGAAACGCAACTTGTAAAAGAAACAGAGTTAGATGCTGCAAAGTCTCAGATGACACTTGAGCAGTATGAACAGGAGTATGAATGTTCGTTTACTGCTGCGATTATCGGTGCGTATTACGGAAGATTGCTTGTTGAAGCTGAAGATGCTGGGAGGATTACAAGAGTTCCGTATGATCCTGCCTTGCCAGTTCATACAGCTTGGGATTTAGGTATTAACGATTCAACTGCGATTTGGTTTGCGCAGGTTTACAGAGGAGGTGCTGTTAATGTTATTGACTATTATGAGAATACTGGCTTTGGACTTGACCATTATGCAGAGGTACTTCGCCAGAAAGATTATCATTATGGAGATCACCTTGCTCCACACGATATTGAGATTAGAGAGTTGGGGTCAGGCAAATCCAGGATGGAGACAGCGTTTAGTCTCGGTATTCGTTTTAAGGTGGTATCGAAAATGAAAGTAGCTGATGGTATTAATGCTGCACGATTGCTGATGCCAAAATGTTATTTTGATAGAGACAAGTGCCATACAGGACTTGAGATGATGAAACAGTATAGACAAGAGTGGGATGAGAAGAAGAAAAGATTTAGAGACCAGCCAAGACATGACTACACCTCTCATGCAGCAGATGCGTTTCGTTATCTAGCCATAGGCATCAACAACAGAACCACCTATACAAAGCCACCACAATCTGTTGCTGATAATGATTATAATATTTTTGCATGAGCAAGTATAACGATTTACAAAGTGTATTAATATTTATGCTGGATAGTCCGTTGCACAGAACTTGGAACTTACAACAGATATGCAGATGTGTTGTGCTTCCCATATTGCTCGATCAATATAAAGTTATGTACGAAAACAAACGAGTTGTCATGTTTGGAACTTGGGCGTTTCCAGAGCAAAAGCACATCAATGAGTATTTAAAAACATATGATTTTCCAGAAGAAGGATATACAGGAAAAGGAAAAGATGTTTGGATGATTGATTTTATTGCAAAAAAAGATTATACATTAAAAGGAGTAAGATATTTTAAGTATTACTTTAAAGAACAAGGATATGAAATTGCTTTTTGGCTCAGACAAAGAAATAAAAAAATTGGCTTTGTTAAGTCTGCAAGGAGATAGGTATGGGTGGTAGTAGTTCAAATGGTGGTGGGTCATCCACTACAAGAATGAAAACTGAATACGAAGTTGAAGCAGAGAAGCAGGCCAAGGAAAGACAAAAGATGGCTCAGTCTGGCGTTCAAGATCCAGAAGATTTCACGAGACTTGCAGAAAATTTACAAGCACAAAAACTAGAAAAAGAAGCTGAAACGCAGGACTTTCTTGGCAGGCCAAGAGCAGAAACTATCAAGATTGGAAGTTTTGATACAAGAGTTCCTAAAAGTGGCGTAAGTATTCTTGGTATGGGCTTGACAAAAGTTAGAGAGTTTGCACTCAAACAGCAGGCAAGAGAACTGAGAAGAGGTGGCAGTATTGTTACCGATAAAGAAACAGGTGATTATGTCGGTGTAATGAGAGATGGAATCTATAGTGGTAGAGCAGAGTTTGATCCAAATAGACAAAAAGAAGGTAGTGGATCAGATCCACAAAGCGCTGTTGTTGGTGAGATAACGCCAGAGATTACGCCAGAGGTAGTGCCTGATGAAACAATTATTACTGCACAATCTAATCTTCCTCGAGGAAGAAGAGGTACGCAACGAACAAGAAGAGCAGGTCAAGCAGGAACTTTGATTGAAGGTTATGGAGTTCTTACAAGACCAGCAGGAAAGAGATCAGTTGTTTAGGAGTTGAATTATGTCATTTTTAAGACCAAAGGTAAACATTCCACCACCACCACCTGCACCACCACCACCAATGCAAGCGAGTGAGGAAGATACACAAAGAGCAGCAGCCTTATCAGAAGAAGCAATGTCAGATGAAAGAAGAAGAAGAAAAGGCAGAGCATCTACAATCGTCACAGGTCTTGCGAATGAAGAAAAAGACACACCAACAGGTAGACCAACATTGTTAGGATATTAGATGACTGATTTTGCAAAAGAACTTGTGAGTAGATTAAATTATTTAGAAACTTACAGAAAGTATTGGAATACACACTATCAGGAACTTGCAGACTACATGCTTCCTGAGAAATCAGATATTGTGAAAAAAAGGAGCAGAGGTGAGAAAAAAACAGAAAACATTTTTGATGGCACAGCAGGACAAGCTGTGGATCTTTTATCTTCTGCTTTACATGGCATGCTTACATCTGGTGCTACACCTTGGTTTCACCTTGACATTAAAGATGAAAACATTGGTAGAGATGATGAGGTAAAAGAATTTTTAGAAAACGCATCCATGAGCATGATGCGTGGATTCAATAGATCAAACTTTGAAAACGAAGTGCATAGTTTGTATGTTGACTTAGTTGTGTTTGGAACAGGTTGTATGTTTATTGAAATGGAAAACAACACACTTAGATTTTCTACACGACATATATCAGAGTTCTTTATACAAGAAAATCAGTTTGGAATGGTTGATACAGTTTTTAGAAAATACAAATCACCTGTTCGACAAGTCGTGCAAAGATTTGGTATTGATAATGTAACAGAGCATCTAAAAAAGAAATTTGATAAATCACCAGATGAAGAAGTAGAATTATTACATGTGGTGTTGCCTAGAATTAACAGAAATCCAGAAAAGCCAGATAATCAGAATATGCCTTTTGCATCTTTCTATATTGATATGGAAACAAAAACATTTTTATCCATTGGTGGCTTTGAGGAGTTTCCCTATGTAGTTCCTCGTTTTCTTAAAAGCACAGGAGAGATCATGGGTCGTTCCCCTGCTATGACTGCTCTTGCTGATGTGAAAATGTTGAACTTGATGAGTAAGACCATCATTCAGGCAGCACAAAAGCAAATTGATCCTCCTCTGCTTGTGCCTGATGATGGCTTCATTTTGCCAGTTAGAACACAGCCAGGAGGTCTAAATTTTTTTAGAGCAGGAACAAGAGAAACAATATCACCACTCAATACTGGCGCAAACATTCCCATTGGTTTGAACATGGAGCAACAAAGAAGAGAAGCTATCAGAAGTGCTTTCTATGTTGACCAGTTGCTTAGTGGCACATCACCAAACATGACAGCTACAGAAGTTGTGCAAAGACAAGAAGAAAGAATGAGAGTGATTGGCCCTGTGCTTGGTAGATTGATGAATGAAATGCTTAGACCTTTGATTGATAGAGTTTTTGCATTAATGCTTAGAAACGAAATGCTTTCAGTACCACCAGAGATATTACAAGGCAGAGATATTGATATCGAATATGTATCTCCACTTGCAAAAGTACAAAAGTCAACAAGTCTGAATTCAACAATGAGAGCATTAGAAATACTGTTACCACTTTCACAAAGCGTTCCTATTGGAGATCATTTAGATGAAGATGGTCTTGTTAGACATGTTACAGATAGTCTTGGTGTACCAAAATCAGTTCTGAGAACAAATGCTGAGATACAGCAAATCAGAGAACAAAGACAACAGATGCAGCAAGAGCAAATGGAAAGACAAAGAGAACAAGAAGATGTTAATACAGCATTACAAGGCGCACAAGCAGTAAGGATGGTCGGTGGTGGTCAAGGCTCTTGAAAACTTAAAATATATGTATCGTCAAGTTTTTACTACCGATTCTGGAAAAAAAGTGTTAAAAGATTTAGAAGGGCGTTGCAACTTTCGTATCACAACTTATGTGAGCAACGATAGTAATGGAACTGCTTTTGAAGAAGGCAAGAGAACTGTTTACTTGCACATTTTAAATATGTTAGAAGAGGAAACAAATGAACGAAACAGAACAACAGGCAATCCAAACTGAACAGCCACAGCCAAGTGTTGCAGTAGAAACACCTGCTGAAGTGGCAAGTGGTAGTGGATCTCGAAGTGAGTTTCTACAACAATTACCAGAAGAAATAAGAGAACATCCAAGTTTACAAAGCATTAATGATGTTGGCAATCTAGGACTTTCTTTTGTAAATGCACAAAGACTTATTGGTGCAGATAAGTTACCACTTCCTAAAAATCCAACAGAAGATGACTTAAGTAATATTTACTCAAGGCTTGGTAGACCAGATGAGCCAAGTGGCTATGCTCTGCAAGCTGATGGTCAAATGCTTTCTGAATCAGATGTAAATACTGTATCAGATGTTTTTCATAAACTTGGTTTATCAAAGACACAAGCAAATGGTATTTTAGATTATTACAGAAGCAGCATACAGCAAACTACAGAAGCAATGACAAAAGATGCTGCACAACAAAAAACTGATGTTGAGCAAAAACTCAAAGCAGAATGGGGTGCTGATTATGATGCAAAAGTGCAAATGGCAAACCAGGCAGTATCAGATATTGTAGGAAAAGATTTACTTGAGATTGAACTCAAAGATGGAACAAAAGTTGGAAATCATCCTGCTTTTATAAAAGCTTTTTCAAACTTTGCAGACTTCAAAAGGTCTGTTACAAAAGAAGATACGATTTCAGAAAACGCTGTAAATTATAGAATGAGTCCTGCTGATGCACAGGCTAAAATAGATGCAATCATGCAGGATAAAAGTCATGCTTATTGGAATAGAAAAGATACTATAGGCAGACAAAAAGCAGTTCAAGAGGTACAAGATTTATACGAGATGGTAAGTGGAGCAGCGTGAAATTAGAATGGAGTGCTTGAGACTTGCTGTTGAGTTTGGCAGTCAAAGAGATTTAGAGAATCCCAAACAACTCGCAGATGTATACTACGAGTGGGTTATGGAGGGTAGCTTAGAAATAAGTCCTTCTGGCAATCGGAAAGACGATAGACCTAACGAGTCTGAAAATCATAGGAGTGTCCGTAAGGGTAGCATACCGAAAGTAACAAAAATGAAACTGTAGTTATTGATAAGGAGTAAATTATGTCAGTAAATGTAACTACGGCATTTGTCCAACAGTATTCTGCTAATGTGCAGATGCTCTCTCAGCAAATGGGTTCATTGCTAAGAGATGCTGTAAGGGTAGAATCTGTTACAGGAAAAAATGCCTTTTTCGATCAGATCGGCAAAGTTACTGCGCAAAAGCGTACAACTCGCCACTCTGATACACCACAAATAGATACTCCACATGCCAGAAGAAGAGTATCATTGGTCGATTATGAGTTCGCAGATCTCATAGACGAGCAAGACAAAGTTCGTATGCTTATTGATCCAACAAGTGCTTATGCTCAAGCAGCAGCAGCAGCTATGGGAAGATCAATGGATGATGTCATCATTGATGCAGCATTAGGAACTGCGTTTACTGGAGAAACAGGATCAACATCAACAACCATGCTTGCAGGTAATCAAATTGCAAATGGTGGTACTGATTTGACAGTTGCAAAGTTAAGAACAGCTAAAAAGACACTTGACTTAGCATCAGTAGATCCGTCAATCCCAAGATATCTAGCTGTAGGCCCAGAGCAGATTGATGCGTTATTAGGAGATACAAATGTAACATCTTCTGATTTCAACACAGTCAAGGCTCTAGTCCAAGGTGAGATTGACACTTTCATGGGATTTCAATTCATAGTAACCAACAGACTATCAAAGGCGAGTAACATCCGTTCATGTTTTGCATGGGCAGAAGATGGTCTTACATTAGCGATTGGCAAAGATGTCATGGCGAGAATAGACGAGAGAAGCGACAAAGGTTACGCAACTCAAGTTTACTATTGCATGAGTATCGGTGCTACGAGAATGGAAGAAGAAAAAGTCGTTCAGATAGACTGTGATGAGTCAGCGTAAGGGAGAAGTAAATGACTACAAAAAATTCTACACTTGTAGCTAATTTTGAAGCTACTCCTCAAGTTGCTAGTAATTCACAAGAGCTTCATGGCGTTATGCGTGTGGCTCAAGGAACGATAGCACTAGCTGCTGGAGACAGTACAGACAATGATATTGTCATGCTTGCTCCACTTCCAAGTAACGCATCTATAACCAAACTTCAGGTTGCAACAGATGCTTTAGGTGGCAGTTGTACTTTTAATGTTGGTATTTATCAAACAGATGGAACAGTTGTAGACGAGGACTTTTTCGCTACATCAGTTGCAGATGGTACAACAGCAGTTGCAGACCTAAGAACGGAAGCAGCAGATATTAATACGATTGGTAAAAAACTATTTGAAAATGCAGGAGCATCCACAGATCCAGGTGGGTACTACTACATTGCAGCTACCTTTAACGCCACAGGTGGTACAGGTGGTGATATGTCTTTTATCATTGAGTATGTAATCAACTAACAAGAGGGGGAGTTATCTCCCCTTCTCAAAGGTTTTTATATGCCATCAGTAGTAGATATATGTAATGAAGCAATGGATTTATTAGGTGCAGCAACAATAACTGCGCTTACAGAAAATTCAAAAGAAGCAAGACTTTGTAATAGAAGATTCTCAACAGTAAGAGATGCAACACTTCGATCACATAGTTGGAACTGTGCAATAGCTAGAGCAGATTTAGCAGCAGATAGTACAGCGCCTTCTTTTGGTTTTGCAAACCAGTTTCCTTTACCTACTGATCCTTTTTGTTTGAGAGTTCTATCTTTTTTTACATCAAATGTAGATGCAGAAATATCTCCTTACGACAGTCAAGTCATGTATAAAGTTGAGGGAAGAAAGATACTTTCAGATGAAGGAACTTGCAGAATAACTTACATAGCAAGAATTACAGATACAGAACAGTTTGATAGCTTGTTATCTAATGCTATTGCTTACAGACTGGCATCAGAAACAGCTTATGCAATAACAGGTAGTACAACAGTTGCACAGTCAATGTATACTATGTATGAACAAAAGGTAAGAGAAGCAAGGGCAATGGATGCTCTTGAAGGTAAGCCAGATAAATTAGTTGCTGATGAGTTTACAAACATAAGGTTGTAATATGGCTAGAGTATCTACGATCTTAACTAACTTTCGAGCAGGAGAGTTGTCTCCCAAACTCTCAGGTCGTATTGATTTGCAGAAATATAGTGAGGGTTGCGATACTCTTGAAAACATGTTGGTGTTTCCCTCTGGTGGTATAACACGCAGACCAGGCACATCTTTTGCTGGAAGAAGTAAAGATGATGGAAAAGTAAAACTTGTCAACTTTGAATTTTCAGATGAACAGGCTTATGTGCTAGAGTTTGGCGCAAACTACATAAGGTTTTTCAAAGATGGTGGAATACTTACAGAAGCAACAAAAACTATAACTGCAATAACAAAAGCAAACCCAGCAGTCGTTACTGCGACATCACATGGTTATAGTAACGGAGACAGAGTTTTTGTATCTGGTGTTGTTGGCATGACAGAAGTAAACAACAGAGAGTTTACTGTTGCAAATAAAACAACAAATACATTTGAGTTATCAGGTATAAACAGTTCAAGTTTTACAACCTACACATCAGGTGGCACAAGTGGAAAAATAGTAGAAGTTTCAACAACTTATAGCGTAACTGAGATATTTGAGATTAACTTTGCACAATCAGCAGATGTATTATTTATCGCACACAAATCACACGAACCAGCAAAACTTACAAGAACAAGCACAACAAGTTTTACACTAGCTGATATTGATTTTACAGATGGCCCATATTTAGACGAAAACATAAGCACAACTACAATATACGCAAGTGCTGCTACAGGAACAGGAATTAATCTAGTTGCATCAGCAGCGACTTTTGAAAGTGGTCATGTTGGCGCTTTGTTTAGATTTAGAGAGATTATCGAGACAAGCCATGATGCTTGGGCAGCTTCAACAAGTTATGCACAAAATGATACTGTAAGAAACGCAGGTAATGTCTACAAGAAAACAAACTCAGGCTCACATACAAGTGGCACGACTCCACCAGTACATACAACTGGTACAGAGACTTATGGTAGTATTGATTGGGAGTTTCAGCATAGTGGAACAGGTTTTGTCAAGATAACAGGTTTTACAAGTTCAACACAAGTTGCAGCAGATGTCAAAAGCACTCTACCTGCTTCAGTTGTAGGCTCTAGCAATCCAACAACAAAATGGTCAGAAGGAGCATTTAGTTCTGTTCGTGGCTTTCCAAAGGCTCTTGCATTTTACGAAGAGAGATTATTCTTTGCTGGTACTACACATCAACCACAAACTATATTTGGTAGTGTGTCTGCTGATTTTGAAAATCACACGCCAGGTACGAATGATGATGATGCAGTAAATGTTACTATAGCATCAGACCAAGTAAATGTTATAAAGCATTTGTTACCAGGTCGATTCTTGCAGATACTTACAACAAGTGCTGAGTTTACTCTTTCTGGTGGCACAGGCACAACTGCTGTTACACCAACGAATGTAAATGTGTTGAGAGAAACAACTTTTGGAACATCACAAGTGAGACCTTTGCGTGCAGGTAACTCAACGATACTTGTTCAAAAAGGCACAGAGAAAGTAAAAGAAATAACATTTGATTTAGACACAGATGGACTACTTGGCGTTGATTTAACTGTGCTTGCAGATCACATAACAAGAGGTGGTTTGACGGATATGATATGGCAACAAGAACCTGAGTTAATACTTTGGTTTGTTGGTGCTGATGGTGCTTTGATTGGTCTTACATATGATAGAGCAAATGGAACTGTTGGATGGCATGGACACACTCTTGGTGGTAGTGGTGTAGTAGAAAGCATAACAGCAATACCAAGTGGTGCAGAAGATCAAGTATATCTTAGTGTTAAGAGAACAATCAATAGCGCTACAGTAAGACATATTGTTTTTCTTAAATCAATAAACTTTGGAACAGATGTAGCAGATGCCTTTTTTGTAGATAGTGGCTTGACCTACTCTGGATCAGCAACGACAACAATTACAGGATTAAATCACCTTGAGGGAGAAACAGTCCAAATACTTGCAGATGGTTCTGCACATGCAGACAAAACAGTATCAGGTGGCACAGTAACCTTAGATAGATCAGTTACAAAGGCACATATTGGACTTGGCTTTTCAAGTGTTATAAAAACTTTGCGTTTGGAAGCTGGTGCTAATGATGGCACATCTCAAGGAAAAATAAAAAGAATACATGGTGTAACAGCAAGATTTTTAGATACAGTAGGAGCAGAGTTAGGCCCAGATACATCAAATCTTGATAGAATACCATTTAGAGATAGCAGTATGGCTATGGACACAGCAGTACCAATGTTTACAGGAGATAAAGAAATATCTTTTCCAGCAGGATATGATAATGATGCACAAGTTGTTATAAGACAATCACAACCATTGCCTATGACTGTTGTTGCTATTATGAGGAGGTCAAATACCTTTGATGCTTAAATTAGTAAAATTAGAAGATAAACACATCAAAAATATTGAAACTGATTTTGAGTTTTCAGAACATCACAGAAGTTTACTGTGTCGAGATAATACAAGTGGATATGCTGCACTACTTGATAACCATGTGGTTGCGATAGGTGGTGTAAGTTGTTTGTGGGAGGGTGTTGCAGAGGGTTGGTTTATTATTGGAAATATCGGCAAGTTATTTCCACTTGCATTAGCGAGAATAGTTAAAAAGATGGTAAGTAGAATAATTTTAGAAAATAATTTATTTCGTTTACAAGCAAGTGTATGTTCTAATGATAAAAAGGCAGTTAGATTTATTAAATGGTTAAAATTTACAGAAGAAGGAATAATGAAAAAGTTTGGGCCTGATGGTGTGGATTATATTCGTTATGCTTGGGTGAAGTAATGGCTGATCCAGTAACCATAGCAGCAGTAGCAGCAGGAGCATCAGGATTTTTAAGTTTTAAAGGTGCTAAAGCACAAGCGAAAGCTATAGAAAGAACAGCAGATTACAATTCAAAAGTTGCTGAGAATGAAGCAATACTTTTGCAAAGAGCAAGGACAGATCAAGAAAGTCAACTTAGAAAAAATGCAGATAGACTTGAGGGAACACAAAGAGTAGCGACTGCAAAGTCTGGTATTACAATGAGTGGCAGTCCATTAGAAGCACTTGCAGATACATATTTTAATACTGAAATGGATGCTTTAAGAATACAGTATGCTTCAGATATTGAGCAGACAAGACAGATATCATCAGCAAATTTAATTAGAGCAGAAGGTCAAGCAATGAAATCAGCAGCAAACACAAGAGCCTATGCAAACTTATTACAATCAGCAAGTCGATCAGCAACACTATTGAGTTAATTATGCCACAGATACCAGTTTACAATAAAGGACAAGGAACAACAGTAGACCTAGCTACTGGTTCATTATCACCTCAAGCAAGTGTGCAAGCCTTTACTGCACCTGGAAGAGCCACAGAGAATTTTGCTAACAATGCACAACAGATAGCATTTAACTTTGGACAAGCTGAAAAGAAGGCCCAAGGAGATGCTGCTTCTTCTGATATACAATCAAAGTTTTTAGACGAAGCAAACAATAAAATCTTAACAAGTCAAACAACAGATACAGAAACAGCTAAAAAAGAAATAAATAGTTTGGTTGATAAGTATACCAACAAGATAGCTGTGGATCATCCTAATTTAACAAGAAGTCAAATAAGAGGTATTACAAACAACTTAAAAGAACTTGGCGTTAGAGCAGGTACACAGCACAGAAAGCAAAGTTTTGCAAGAGGAAGAATTGTTGAAAGTAAAAATAACGATCAACTGATTTTAAAGTTTAGAGATACACTTAAAACACTTTCCAAAGATAATCCTGTATATCAGGCTAATATTGGTGGTGTGAAAAAAATATATGAGCAAGCAGAACTCAATGGTTCAAATAAAGGTTTGACACATCCAACTTTTAAAAGTTTTGAGAAAGCTGTGTTGAGTGATGAAGTTTTTTTAAAAGTTAATACTGGAGATATCACAGGTGCAGAAAACTTAGTTAAGTCAAGCACAATTATTGATGATGAGCAAAAATTTAAATTACTTAGAACACTTAGATCAGAAGCAACTGTAAAACAAAATGAACTATACAATCAAACTATTGAAAATATAGATCAAGAAGATTTTACAACAAATGATGTTAAATTGATTACTGATAAACTTGAATTAAATCAACCTTTTAGCCATCAACTTTCTAGTGGTAAGACTGTTAGTTTTAGTCCAGAGTCAATAGGAACTGGTAACAAATTAAAACTTATAAATTTTCTTAATAAAAAAGCAAAACAGACAGTTGAGAAAGACGCAAATCAAGCAACTGCTTTGATTAACAATGCTCCATTTACAGATACAAAAACATTTTCCCTAATTGCATCAGAGTCTTACGGAGATCTTGAGGATGAAATAGCACAGAAAAGTATTAGCAGTAGTGCAAATACCTCTGCATCTAAAGCAGAACAGTTGGTAGAAATTTTTAAAGTAGATCCATCAGCAGTTGATATTAATGCAATAACTGAGAATATTAACAAGGCAAGATATCTACTTACTACAAATATTAAGGGAAATGCCCTTGTAAACACAGTAGATTTTGGTAAATCATCAAGTGCTTTGTTAGAAAAAATTAACAAGACAGAGATTGATTTAAGAAAAGCAGCGCTTGAAAATCAAAGACTTAATACTGGTATTGACTCTATGTTGGTAGGAAATTTTGAATTTGTAAAAGATAATTATAAACCAGCAGACGTTGAAAAGATGACGAACTCTGTATTGAAAAACAAAACTATTGATGAACAACTTACTTTAATATCGGCCAATGGTTTGGTTAGCGATAAAATAAAAAACATATTAGCAAATGGTGTTGAAGAGGGTACAAGCACAGGTTTTGAACAATTTATTCCTTCAATTTCTGAAAAGGTAGAAATCTATAAAAATTTTAAACTAACTGGCAAAGGTTTGGAAAACCATGTCAACGCAGATGAAAGAGCATTTTATGAAGCAATACTTTTAAATGAAAGTTTAGGTTTTGACAGAGAAGATGCTATTAGAAGAGTAGGTTTGGCAAATCAAACAAACATATCTCCAACAGATGTTGATATTAAGTATCAAGCAATAGAAAACGCATCACAAAAAATTAAGAATGGTTTAGATGGTGTTTTTGGAACGGATGTTTTTAATTTATCTGAAATGAGGATTAAGGCAGAAAAATATACAAAATTTTTACTTAGATTTGGAACAAATAAAGACATTGCTATTAAAACAGCAGTTGAAGATTTAAAAAACAGTCATGTTTTAATAAACAATCACCTTATTCCAAAGTTTGCAAACTTACCATCAAACTTTGAAGAAAAAACAAATATATTGGTAGAAAAGTTGAAAGAAGAAAATCCAGACTTAAGGGATGCAGAGGGCATTGCTTTCATACCTTTTGACGGAAGAGTCGACAAGTTTATGCTTTATTTTGATGGAAGAGTATATTTTGAAGGGCAGTATTCTATATCAAGAGAAGATTTTGATAAGGCCATAGAATTGAAAAGAGATAAAATTAAAGTAGAAGCGCAAACAAAAATACAATCAACAAAAAAACTTACATCAATTCTTGAGGAAAATGTAGAAAATTTAAAAGAAACTCAAGAGACAGTTTTTGGATTTGCAGGAGATTAAAATAGTTCTGAAGCCAGAAAAGATTGAAAGAGCAAGACCTTTTAGTTTATTAGAAGAGAAAAAGGCTCTTGATGATTACGAGAAGGCGCAAGACTCTGTTACATTTGCAAAAGCTACATCTGCTGCATTTGCTGAAGATAATGCTATGTCATGGGTGTTTAATCAGCTTGAAGAATATGAAATAGATCCAGAATTTAGCTTGAATGATGATGAGTTTAATGAACTAACCAAAGACATACCTTTGGAATATCAAGATTTCGTAGGTGATGCAAGAAGCATGTCTCATGGAAGAAAACTCAGAGCAAATGTTTTGAACTCACTTGAGAACGAAAAAACACTTGCAAAATACGGATGGGCAAGTTTACCTCTGCGTATTGCTGCTGCAACAATAGATCCTGTTGCTATTGGTGCTACTGTATTATCTGAAGGTGTTTTAGCACCTGCAATATGGACTACGAAAGCAACAAGACTTGGTAGATTTTTTAGAGGTGGTTTGACTGCTGGAGCAACATCAGCAGCTATTGAAGCCTACCTTGTTTCACAAAATCAAATAAAAGATCCATATGACATACTGTATGCAGCAGGTGGTGGCATGATACTAGGTGGTGCAACCTCAAGTATTTTTGGCAAAGCATCTACACAGAACTATGAAAAGGCAGGCGCAAAGTTTGCAAATGACGCAAGTAAAGCACAAGCAAGTGATGTGGCACAATCTATGAAAGATAATGGCATTGAGGGTGTTGGTGCTATGGAAAATCCTATGTCTCGACCAATACAAATGGATGAAATGAGAAGAGGATCAGATGAAAGAATTGAAGATGCTCAAGGTGCATCTCATGCAACTTTTGGTAAAATTCGTTTTGATATGGTTGGTCAACTTAAATCTAGTGAAATAGCTACTTCAAGAAAACTTGCTGATTTACTCGCAGAGGATGCAGTTGATCCAGGTCAGATAACAGCAGACTTAATCAAGACCACAGAAACGAAAGCAACAACTGCTAGGTTTACAAGAGTTTATGATGATAGCTACACAAAATGGGCGAAGTCATTAAGCATAAATTATGCTGCAAGAGAATTCGGAAAATCAAAAAAAGATTTTGGAGTTTTAGTAGCAGATGAGATTGAGTTACCTGGAAGCACAACTAATCCACATATTGTTAATGCAGCTAATGCTTTTAGAAAAGAAATGGCAACAATGCTTAATAAAGCAAAAAAGGCAAATGTCAGAGGTTTTGATGACATCCCAGAAAATCCAACTTACTTTGCTCACCTTTGGGATAATGCTAAATTCAGCGAAATAAGACAAAAATATGGCAAGAATGTAATTCCAGATTTATTAACAAGTTCTTTGATAAGAGCCAATCCAAACATGGATGCTGATATAGCAAAAGCTATTGGTAAAGGTATGTATAAAAATATTGTAAAAAGAAGCATGGGTATGGATGCTGGTCTTTCAAGGATGTTTAGCACAAGTCAAAGAGAGGTGTTGAAAGAAGTTCTTGAAGAAGAGGAACTTCTAAATAGCGCTCAGATTGAGTCTTTGCTAAATCAAATACACACAAAACCTGAAAAAGGTATGCCAAGAACAAGAAGAAGATTGAATTTTGATATTGAAACTACTGTTGAAGCAAGAGGGCAAGTTATATCAATCAAAGACCTTATGAATAGAGATACAGAAGAAGTTTTTAATATTTATGTAAATCAAGTTGTAGGAAAGACAGCACTAGCACGCAAAGGTATATTAAGTGATTCAGACTTTCAGAAAAGGTTAGATGACATTGTTGAAGAAGGAAAAGATTTAGGTGTTGATGCAACAGGTGATGTAGAAAAATTAAATGTCTTATATCAACTTATATCAGGCAGGCCAAGTCCAAAAGTGTCAGATCCAAGTGCGCTTGGAAATAGATTAGCAAGACTATTATTAGATTACAGCTTCATAAGAGTTATGAATCAAGTAGGTTTTGCACAGGTAGCAGAACTTGGAAATGCTGTCAGTATAGATGGTGTAACTGGTTTGTTGAGAGTTTTACCAGAATTTAAATCAATGCTTAAAAGAGTTCGTAATGGAGAAATAGAAGATAGTGTTATAAATGATATTGAAGCATTTACTGGGATTGGATCAGATAGACTAATACATAACGCAGTCAATAGATTTGATCCTGAAGACATGTTAGCAAAAGGAAGAGGTGGTATTTTAAATAACATTATTGATAAAGGTTTGAATGTTATACAGCCTTTAAAAAGAATTACAGCAGACATCTCTTTAATGGCTCAAGTAACTTTAGCACTTGAAAGAGCAGCAGCAAGGATAGCCACACAACAACTTGTTGATTTATCGTTTGGTATTAAGAGTATAAATTTTGCAAGACTGGGCAAGGGAACAAGGCAACAAGATATAGCAAGAAGGATGAAAAGCCTTGGTTTGGATGATGCTATGAGTCAAAGAGTATTTGACCAAATTAGAGAAAATGCAGTTCTTGCTCCATCAGGTTTTTTTGGTAATTCAAGAAAAGTTAGAAGAATTAATTTAGAACAATGGGCAGATGAAGATGCTAGAGATGCTTTTGTTTTTGCAATATCAAGATGGACAAGACAGAGCATACAACAAAATGATGTTGGTAATTTAAATATCCACATGACTGGAACATTAGGAAAAATCCTTACACAATTTAGAACATTCATGCTTGTCAGTTATGCAAAACAATTTTTACATAATATCAATAGAAGAGACTTTGCTGCTTTTCAAGGAATGATGTATTCTGTTTTATTTGGTGGTTTAGCTTACACTTTACAAACTCATGTAAACAGTATTGGCAGAGATGACAAAGAATTGTTTTTAGAAGATAGATTGTCAATAACTGAAATAGGTAAAGCTGCATTTCAAAGAGCAGGATGGTTCAGTTTATTTCCAGCAGGAATTGATACAGCACGATCTTTAGCTGGAGAAGATCCAATGTTTGCTTATGGAAGGACAACTGGCCTTGCATCTAATTTATTTAGAGGAATACCTTTGGTTGATTTAGTTGATAATGCAAGTCGTGTGGTGGTTGGTGGAAGTAGAGTTTTGTTTAATGACGAGTATCAATGGTCAAGAGGACAACAGCGTGCATTAAATTCATTAGTGCCATTTCAAAATGCTATGGGAATAAAAAATGTATTAAATTTAACTTTAGAAGGATTGCCAACAAATGCAAAGTTACAATATTAGTTGTAGTAAAAGCCAAAATAATGTAAAAGAAAATATGAGGTTCTAATGACAGTAAGTAGCACAACCACAAAGAATAGTTATTCTGGTAACGGAAGCACAACTGTTTTTGCTTATGCCTTCAAGATTTTTGCAGAAGCAGATTTAAAAGTAGTTGTCCGTTCATCAACAGGTACAGAGACAACAAAGACACTAAATGCAGATTATACTGTTTCAGGTGTTGGTGTTACAAGTGGAGGTAATGTAACTTTTGGTTCAGCACCTGCATCAGGCGAAACTGTTGTAATTAGAAGAGAAGCAGCACTTACACAAACCACAGATTATACAGCAAATGATCCTTTTCCTGCTGAAGATCACGAAAATGCACTTGATAAATTAACTTTTCACACACAACAACAGCAAGAAGAGTTAGACAGAGCAATAAAATTATCAAGAACAAACACAATGACATCTACAGAATTTACTGTAGGCGCATCTGATAGAGCAAACAAAGTTTTAGCTTTTGATAGTTCTGGTGAAATATCTGTAACGCAAGAGTTAGGCACATTTAAGGGCAACTGGGCAGCAAGCACAGCTTATGTTGTTCGAGATATAGTCAAAGACACAAGCACAAATAATATATTTATAGTAAATTCAGCGCATACATCATCAGGAGCGCAGCCACTTACAACAAATGCAAATTCAGCAAAGTATGATTTATTGGTTGATGCAGCTACAGCAACAACATCTGCTACAGCAGCAGCTACCTCTGCAACAGCAGCGGCAACTAGCGCAACAACAGCATCTACACAAGCATCAAACGCAAGTACAAGCGCAAGCACAGCATCAACTCAAGCTACAAATGCAGCCAATAGTGCTACAGCAGCAGCAGCGAGTGCAGCAGCAGCGGCGACAAGCGCAGATAATTTTGATGATGTGTATTTAGGTTCAAAGTCAAGTGAGCCATCAACTGATAATGATGGAGATGCTTTAAACGCAGGTGATTTATTTTTTGATACCACAGTAAATGCAATCAAAGTCTATACTGGTTCTGCTTGGCAAATTGTTTCCCAGGCATCATTAACATCTGTTATTTCAGATACAACTCCACAACTAGGTGGTGATCTTGATGTAAATGGTAATGGCATTGTTTCTGTGTCGAATGGAAACATAGCCTTAACACCAAACGGAAGTGGTGTTGTAAGAGTAGATGGTTCTAATGGTATTGATATGCAATCAGGTGCTATATCAATTAAAAACTCAGGCGCTCAATCTTATGTTAGATTTTATTGTGAAGCAAGTAATGCTCACTATGTGCAATTACAAGCACCAGCGCACTCTGATTTTTCAGGAAATGTTACAATAGTTTTACCAGCGACAGGAGGTACTTTAGCGCTTACATCACAAATTGAAGATCCAACTGCATTGGCAATAGCTTTAGGATAAGGAGTAATGAATGGCAAACACATTTAAATTGGTAACAAAGGCAGGTGTAACGAGTGAGGATGTTATCTATACTGTAGCAGGTTCTACAACAACTGTAGTGCTTGGGATTATGTTAGGAAACACAACAACGAGTCAAGTAACAGTAACACTTACATTAAGTTCAGATACAGCCAACAGGGCAGGCGCTAACAATGAAGATAATGAAGATGTTGAGTTAGTTACAAATGCTCCTATACCAGCAGGCTCTTCATTAGAATTATTGTCAGGAAATAAAGTAAACATGGAAACTACAGATGTTTTAAAACTTACTGCATCTGGAGCAACAGATATTGCACTTTCAATTATGGAGATTACTTAATGGCTTATGTTGGCAATCCTTTAGCTGCTAACTTTCAAACTTTACCATCTGTTGTTAGATTTAACGGAGATGGTTCAGACACAACCTTTGCACTAGGCAGAACTATAAGTTCAGTACAAGAAATTATTGTTAGTGTGGATGGTGTAGTTCAAGATAGTGCTGCTTATACTGTGCCAGATGGCTCAACACTTACATTTAGTGCTGCACCTTCAAGTGGTACTAACAATATATTTGTTTATTTTTTAGGATTAGCAGGTGAATCAATCACACCTACAGATCAGTTCAAGGGCAACTTTAAGGCAGGTGGTTTGTTTAGAACTAATGCACAAACATTAGACTCAAACATAACAATACTTGCTACAGAAAATGCAAATGTAACTGGCCCTATGACAATATCAAGTGGTGTAACATTGACAGTAGAATCAGGTGGAAGGCTCGTAACGATATGAGTGAAATATTTGTAGATACAATACGTAAAACTGGTGGTTCATTAGGAACAGACATAAGAGTTAAGAATACATCTGTGTATGAGTCAGATGGTGGCACGAGTGTTACGCAGAATTTAGTGCAAAGTATTATTAAAGTTTTTTGTTGTAATAATGGCTCTGGAACAATAGATAATAGTCAAAGCATGAATGTTAGTGGTACTACTGATAATGGTTCTGCTGATATAACTATTAGTTACACAAACAATTTTTCAAGTGTATCTCATACTTGGGGTTGGACAGGTGGACTTGACGGAGGAACTAGCGATGCTTCTTGTAGAAAAAGACAGACCACTTCAGATACTGGTAATCTAAGATATATAACTTGCTATGCAGGAACATTATATGAGTGGGTGGAGCAATCAAGTACTATGGCAGGAGACCTAGCATGAGTACCTTAAAAACAAACACCTTAACAGGTACAACTTCAGCAGGTGTTATTAATGTTACAGGAGAGGGTGGCTCTACCACAACGAACTTACAACAAGGGTTGTGTAAACAATGGATTGATTTCTCAATGAACTCTAGTAACGCAATATTAGATAGTTTGAATACAAGTTCTTTTACTGATGAAGGAACTGGGTCACCAGAAATAAATTTAACAAATGTTTTTTCAAGTGCTAATTGGGTTTGTACAGGAGGTGGTTGGGGTGCTGATAATAAAGATGGAAATATAATACCCAATGCAGGAAACGCAGGTAATACAAATCAATATTGGATGAGTACCTTTTGGCATGATGGAGGTGATTACGACATGCAAAATATACACGGAATGTCTTTTGGAGATTTAGCATAATGGCAAACGGAACAATAGCATTTGATACATTAACAACATCTGATTCAGTTAAATCTGGTACAGAGAAGTCTATTAATACGAGTTTTGTTTTCAACGGAAGTGCTAAAGCATGGTATGACTTAGATGGTACTGGCACAGTTGCTTTAGATGATAGTTTTAATTGTGCAACTTTAACAGACAATGGAACTGGAGCTTATAACATAGCTTATACTAATTCCATGTCTAGTACAAATTATGCTTCATTATTTGGAGGAACTTCACAAACAGACACTGGAACAACAGCAGTAGCAACAGGAAGTCACACTATATTAGTTAGACAGGGTTTTGATTCAACAACTATAGATGCCGACCCTATTTATAGTGGAATATTCGGAGTATTAGCATGACAATAAAAACACCAAAGTTTCAAGGCACACATTTATGGGA